CGGAGAATAATCGCGTTGCCATTATACTACCTCAATTTGAAGGGGCTGACCTGCGTTCTCTGTATCCGTTACAGGCAGTGATGCTGTAGTAGCACCAAGCTCAGCCATAAATAAGTCTTTATACATCTTAGCCCGCCCGCTCGTAACGTGTTCATTATCAATAGATTCTGCTAAGAATACTACAACATCTATTAAAGCAGGTACATAGGCATCTGGCAGCAGCGTAACAGTAGCGCCACCAGCATATGTAGGTGGAACCTGTGAATACTCTACAGTGAGGACTTGGCTTGCGGGAGCCTTTGGGTATATAAAAAATTTATTCGGGTTACGCACATGGCGCATCCAATTAATAGCAGCCCCTGCGGTAGTATTTACCCATGTAGGGATAGTCTGGTCAAGAACCTCACGGTCCGCCTCAACTAGCCCTGTACCACCGACAATAGAATAACACTCTATTATACGTAGTGAGTCACTAGGAGCAGATTGAATAACTGCGTTCTCAACACATGCTACAGTACCGACAAAAGAAAAGAGGTCCGGGCGCAGCAATTGTATTCGTTTTAATCCTTGGTTACAAAGATCAAGAAGAAATACATCACTATACCGGAAAGCAACAGTTTCATCTTGGATGACCCGTCGCACCGCTGTAATTATGTCGTTTAGTATCATTTTTTAGTACCGCCTGTAGCACTAACCTTAAGACCGCGACCTTTTTTAGGTTGAGCCTTACTAACAGTAACTTCATCAGTAGATAAGTCAACTGTAGCCTTACGACCAACTTGCTTTGCTGGGATAAATTTTTCAGGAAACGCAATCTCTTCTGAGACTTCTTCTACAGCGGGATTCTTACATAAAGTATCGTTATAATTATAGATCGTACCATCAAGTTTATGTCGAAGCCAACGCCCCGGATGTCCAATAATAGCCATGATCTTCTCCTAATAGGCGGGGGGCGACTTAGCCCCCCATCATTATTATGCAGCAGAACTAAATGGTGTTGCTTCAGAACCACCAGACTCGGTGATCTGACCACCAACCAACCATTTATCGGTTGCAACGTCTACGAACGTAAAGTGGTCACCAATCTTACCGCCTGTAGCCACTCCATTAAGCGTGATGGTATCATCAGTCCCGGCAACGGCGGCAGGCCATGAGGTCAACGTGGCCTCATCATCGCCATCCAGTGCCATCAACATTCCACGGAAACCAGCATTACTTGTATCCGCTGTGACAATAGTTGAGCCTGTAGCCGTGATACCTTGAACCACCGTGTACACATCCCCGGTGCCAGTTGCTTCAGGCAAAGTGATTGCAAGAGTGGCATCCAGAACATAGGTAATCCGACCCGCATGGAGGTATTGTGTTAAGGACAGGGTATTCGTACCGTCAGCAATGGTCACGACCTTAGTCGATCTATCAGCGGCTGCGTTAAGCTCATCAGCCGTTGCCGTTACTTCCGTCCCGGCTAGTTTCATCGTCGAAACTACGTCGAGTTGTACAATTTCTGCATTTGTTGCGTTAGCGCCCATGATGGGTACTCCTATAAAAAGTAATAGGGGGGCGGTTTAGCCCCCCTATCAAGTTATGAACAGTCAGCAATAACTACCCATACTTTAATCTTAGCAGTATCAGTTACAGCACCTGATACACCAATAAGCATATCTAAAGTGTCTGCAGCCGCAAGATAATGGGTCTGGTTATCACCGTTCAAAAGTGCGCCAGTTGATTGAGTGGTTCCTGCTGCGTTAGCATTACCCCCATCAATAAACGCATCAACGTCACCACCGGTAAGACCGATGTCAAATGTTGATGCTGCACCTTCAGCAGTTTGAGTGGTTGCGCCAACTGCCATTATTAGCGTGTTAGCTGGTAAAGAGATTACCTCAATAGAGTCACCAGCGGCAAGCGCTGTAGCACCTGCTGTAACTCTATCTGCAGTAATCGTAGCAAAGTCTAGTACGACTTCAATGTATCCGACCCTGTTAATACCTTTAGCAGGGTGCGCTGCAGAGCCTTTATTAAAGCCGTGCGTGTCTGTATATGCAGCCATAATTCAATCCTCCTTTAGGACTAAGCGATTGTGATGATGCCAGCAGTGATAGCTTCAGGTTTAACAACCTTAAAACCATACACTTGCAGACCACGGATGATATCCCCGAAGGTAGTTTCGGAACGCAGAGTTTCCATGTTGGTCATCTGAGAAGCGAAGGTCAAACCTTTCTTGTGGCCGGAGAAGATGGTGAACTCACCAGCAGCACCAGTCGCGGAGAGAGGAAGATTGTGCGATACATAAATCATAAAGCGGTCAATCATACCGAGACGGCCATTACGCAGCGGGGTAGAACCGTCGCCAGTAATAGAAGCGTCTTTTAGGTCAGACTGTTTAATTAGCCCAGCCATTTTAGCAGGGATAACCATCCAACGATCTGACTCAGGAACGTTTGCCTCATCAAGAACCGTACCGTGGTTGATGATTTCAGACAAGACGTTAGAAGTCGACAGAGCGTTCGGAGTACCTGTGACACCCAAGTCGATAGCAAGAGTCTGTTCACCAGCGGTGAGACCCTTGTTAGCGGCAGGGACATCAGTAGCAATGTTGCCAAGAACATCAGTATCAATGGTGATCTTCATACGCTCAGAAGCGTCCTTAGACCAAGTGTCCATCATAGCAATGTCAGACTGCACCTGATCTACATCATCTTCAACACAGGCAAAGTACTTACCTTTGTCGATAAGAAGCTGCAGCTTAGGCTTATCAGGGTTTTCAACAGAAAGGGTCTGACCCTTGACATAGTCACGGATCGTCAGCTCAGGGGTCGTACGGATATTAACCGTGTCACCATGAGATTTAATATCACCCTCGTAGTCAGTGTTGGCGATAGCCGACAACACAGTGGCGTCGTAAAAGTTTTCAATGAGTTTTCCACTCCAAATTTCTGGAATAAAATTCCCGGTGTAAGCCGGATGACCCGGTGATGTTGCGTATGCCATGATTGGCTCCTTTATAAATTACGCGGATACAATACGACCATCGCTTTGCGCTGCGAATATGTCGCGCTCGATAGCGTCCCGTTCTTCTTCGTTACCTTCAAACCCACCCGACCGAACCTTCTCAAAGAAGTTTGTAATGTCCTGTGGCGTGTAGGTTTTAATTTCACTAGTTGTAGAAGCAGCACCGCTGCGACCTTTACCCGGTGAAACTTGTTTTTCAAGTTCAGAAGCGGCCCGGTTAGGTTGAGCTACTACGGCACCAGTTGCCGATTGCCAAGAGCTAAAGAAACTAGCTACCCGTGTAACGTCCTGATTACGTTGGGCGTCGTCGAGGTAAGTCTGCCTAGTAAGGCCGGAAAGAGGATCGGTCTCCAACAACCAAGACTGGAAGTCTTGGTTATCATTAACTTCACGCCAATTCGGCACACTTTTTGTCAGCTCAGACCAGAAGATTTGCTCAGCACTATGCGCTTGTTGATTAGCGATCTGCTCAACGCGAGGTACAACTGTACCTTGTAGCTGTTGGACCGTGCTCGTTAAGTCAGCAATTTGCTGTTGGTATTGACCAGCAATTTCTTGACTTACCTTACGCATAATATCAATAGACTCTCCATACTCCTCTACTTCCTCCTCAGTGAGTACACTGGCTGGAGAAGGTGCGGGTGCGGGTGCGGGTGTGGCCTGCATAGTCGCAACAAGTTGTTCCATATTCTGGCCACGTTGCGTCAGTTCCTGCACTTGAGAGTTTAAGCGAGGAACTTCAGCGTTGTACATACCCTGAAGAGTCCTGTACTTCTGCTCGAAAGTTTCATCTTGGTTGTTAACGTCTTGCTCAACTGACGTTAACCCCGGTGCAAACTCTTCATCACTGTCGGCGGGGGAAACTTCTTGCACAACAGGCTCAACAACCGGCGATTCACCATTCTCAGGCGACTCAGTGGTGTTGACATCGTTATACAAGGCTTGAACCGCCTCAGTCTGCTTACGAACTTGCTCTGGTACTGCCATTTTACGCTCCTATCGGTATGCGTGATTTATAAAGTAGCTATCCATTGGACTGTGCTACTTGTGGGGGGGAATCGGCAAGAAGTTTACACAACTCACCTAAAACTTGGCACCGCCCGGAGGCGATACCTTGTTTATCTATTGCCGTTACTGGCAAACGCTCAAGCTCAGCATGATACTGGTCATTGAGAAACTTTGCCACACGGGGTACATTTTGCGAAATATGCGCAAATGCTCTAATTGTATCAGGGTCAGGTTGTATCATACTACTTTTGCTTCCTGACCGCCAGCTGGGTTACCAGCTTGGTCTAGTATCTGGGGCTGCGGACCTGTGCGACCACCGTTAGGCGGAGCAATTGCAGCCTGAGCCTCACTCTGAGCAGCACGTTTATTAAACGCAGCCTTCTCGCGAGTAGGTACAACTTCATCTTCGGGCATCTGTAGACCCTTAGCAACTTCCCGAAGGATAGCCGCCCGTCCATCTACCCCCATGATCTCCATATCAAATTCATTAGCAGTAGCCTGTAAGAACTCAACACGCCGAGAGTTAACAGTATCCTTGACAGCTAGGTTAATAGCTCCACGGGGTATAATCTGAGCATCCCCTTTAATACTTTCGTCTTCATCATAGCGCATGTTGTACACGAACATGCGGTGCACAACAAGTTTTGTAACGTCTGCATCTATATGCATAACCACTTGTCGGATACTCTTACCAGCCGAACCCATAAGCATTGAAAGTCCAGAAGCCGTACGGCCCGCACCTTTCACGTTAAGATCACCGGATAGATAAGATGGTATACCACTATGGTCATCAGCAAGCTTACTAAACTGCTGATACACTGCCATTAGCGAACCAGAATTATCATTAGGCTGGTTAAAACGGACAGCAGGGGCAGAGCCACCGAGTGGATCGTTAAGCACTTGCCATATCCGCCAAGGGTGCATTTGGGTAATATCCTCATTTGTAGGAATACGTTCCAAGTTAACTTCGACTTGGGGTCCAGAGGCGATACCCATGTTATTGACGAGAGAACGCGCAGAGGCGTTACACACATTCTGCACATCTTCAATAATTTCTGGGATACCCTTACCCCAAAATGCACCGGGGCTTTTAATAAAGGAAGTAACTGCATAAGGCTTTTCCCCTAGAGGATCATAGTTAAGAATAGCTTTGATAACATACTCACCCACTACCCATACATTTGCATCATACTCTCTCGCAGGGTCTTCAACTTCTTCCTCAGTCAAACCCCACTCGAGCAACATCTTGCCGCTAACTTTACCCCAAAACTCAAGGGCATCATATATTTCTGTTGGGCGCTGCTCAGTACTATGTTTGCGTTCTA